GCTGGCGCTGTGCAGCTAGCGGAGAAGACGGCACTTAGCCTGGTGCCTCCGCTAGTTACTAACTCGGCAATGACTTCCACCTCGGGAGACCAGGTCAAGTGACGGTTCTGGGATTGGGCGAAGCGGCGAGCCAGGGCGTCGAGGCGAAGGCGAGCTTCAGGGCTGGGTGGCTGAAGCATATCGGCGTGGTGCTGGGCGGGGCGAGCGGAACCGCGATTGTCCTGGGTGGCTACGACATTTTGAGAAGCGAGCCCGCCCAGGCCTTTGATTTACTGAGGGCGTGGGGCCCGGCATTTCTGCTGGCGATGCTGGCGATGTTCATCCTGGGCAAGTTCCTGGACGGGCTGAATTCAACCGTGCGGGAAAGTTTCAGCGTGGTGGCTGGTGGAGTGAAGGCTTCGGCGGAAGCGTCGAGCAGAACGGCGGACGCGCTCACTCGACTGGCGGATCAGGGCACACGCCAGGCTGAGCAGGTCGAGCGGCTGGCGATCTATGCGGCGAGCGAGTTTCCCGGATTGTATGAGCGGCTCGACCGGCAGGACGAGGTGTTGCGCGATCTGGCTTCGAGCATGAAGGGTCTGCACACCAAGTTGAGCAACGAGAAGAACGCGCTGGAGAAGAAGCAAGAGGGGGAACGCGATGGAAACGGCTGACCGTAGAGCGATCCTGGCACAACGGCGCAGGGGCATCATTCTCAAGCTCGTCCGCGAGGGGCACGAGAACCAGCTCTCGCGCATGGATGACTTCGAAGTGTGGGCCGTGCTGCAGAAGATGGGGCAGGTGCTGGGCCGCGACCAGGTGGTAACGCTGCTGCAGGATCTGGAGGTGCTGGAATACATCACCTATAGATCAAAGGCTAACGAGTTCAGCGGGCGCACCGAGATAACCCAAATCGAACTCACCGCGCTTGGTCTCCGCTTTATGACCGCCGGCCGCAGCAACGATGACGTGCTCTTCAATTAAGCCGCGGAGGGCGCGATGATTAAGCCAAGACCGAAGACCGGAGAGAAGCGGAAAGTCAAGCAGCCGCTGAAAATCGACCGCCTGCCGCAGAGCGCGAAGGACGCGATCGAGAGCCTCTACAACCGCGGCCGCACATGGATCGAGATCGCCAACCAATCGGCGAAGCCCTACAGCAAAGACTGGGAGAAAGACGGCGGCGGCTTTATTGACTGGGTCACTGTCGACGATGACGCGCTCGATCTGTTCCCCGGATTATGTTTAGCGAAGAGCAGCCTGCAGCGCTGGTTCGATCTGCGCGTGAGCCAGGTGCGCAGCCAGGTGTTGGCAGAGAGCGCCAAGGCGCGCGCGTTTGCGGAGATCTTTGCCGGCAAGGATCTGGCGGACCAAAATGCTGCGGTGATGAACGCCATGCGCGACCAGGTATTCAACCTGATGCAGAACGTGGGGCCCCATGACCAGGCAAAGTTTCTTGAGGGCTTGAACCTGCTGTCGATGACAATGAGCCGGCTGCAACGCGTGGATCTGCAGGCTAAGCGGGTGGACGTGGATGCGCGCAGGGTGAAGCTTCTCGAAGAACGCGAACAGCGTGCGCGCGAAGCAGTCGACCAGGCTACGCAGTCCGCCGCCAAGAAAGGCACGGGGCAGTTCTCCATTGCCGACATCAACTTATTGCGCGAGCGCACGTTTGGCTTGCCGCCGCTCACGGTGGGTCAATGATCGAAGTCCTCGGCCACCAGATCAAGCTGCCGGCCGTATTGCAAATGCGGCCGTATCAGCAGCGCTGGATCGACGACGATTCGCGCTTCAAGTGCGCGGTCAAGTCGGCTCGCATCGGCTACTCGTTCGCGACGGCGCTCCGCCGCGTCTTGATCTCGATGCGCGTTCCGGGCCGCACCACTACCGTGCTTTCGGCTTCGAAGGCGCAGTCGGTGGAGTTTGTCGAGACATGCGCAAAGCTCTGCCAGCTCATGGGTGGCACGGCACAGTACATCGCGAACGAAGACTTCATCGATTCGCTGGGAAACATCGAAGCCATTCAGAGCCGCATCAGCTTTCCCAATGGGAGCCGCATCATTGCGCTGCCGGCCAATCCGCGCACGGCGCGCGGCTATCCCGGCGACGCAGTCCTGGATGAATTTGCGCACCATGAAGACAGCTACGCTATTTTCGCGGCCGTCTTCCGCCAGGTCGCGCTGGGCAATTCTCTTGAAGTACTTTCGACTCCAAATGGCGAGCAAGGCAAATTCTTTGACATCGCCCGCGACCTCGGGCTTGAGCTGGGCGTCGCGCCGGCTGTCTTGCCGGTGTTCGAGAATGAGTGGTCGGGTCACTGGGTCGATGTTCACCGGGCCGTGGCCGAGGGCTGCCCGATCAACATCGAGCAGATGCGGCGCGGCCTGAACGATGAGGATACATGGAATCAGGAATTCTGCTGCGTCTTCCTCAAATCCACAGGCTCCTGGCTGACTCTGCCCTTCATCGCCGCATGCGAAGACGCAAGCACGGGCGCCAAACTGATCCATATGGACCCGAATGCCGGCACTGTGATCGACATGGCCGGGTTCAAAGCGCGCGGGCATCTGTCGCTGGGCATTGACGTGGGCCGCGATCACGACGCCACTTGCGCGTGGCTAGACGAAAAGATAGGCGATGTGAGCTGGACGCGCGGCGTGTTCTGGCTGCATGGCATCACCTTTCCCAACCAGCACCGGATACTGGATCCGATTTTAAAGATGTGCACGCGCGGCGCGATCGACAAGACCGGCATCGGCTCCGGGCTCTACGACATGCTGGCCGAGACCAACGCCGGCCGGCTGATGGGTATCAACTTCGGCGGCACGAACGACGCGGGCGTGCGGATGAAGATCGATCTGGCCGTCCGCATCAAAAATCAATTTTCAAACGCCAAGGCCCGGATACCTTACGACACGCAGATCCGCGCCGAGCTGCAGGCCATCAAGCGCCAGTCGACAGGTGGCGGGGTCACTTTCGATGCGCCGCGCATTGAGGTGGACACGGCCGTCGCCGGCGGCGCAAAGAGGAAAGTCACCGCTCACGCCGACGCATTCTGGGCCAAGGCCCTGGCTGACCTGGCCGCCGACGACGGCAACTGTGCGCTTGAGATTGGGACGCCGGATGTGCCTGCTTCCTACGTAGGAACGAAAGGACTGATGTGATGACTACCAGCCAAGCGCAAGCCGCACCGCCGCTGCCGCCTAAGGGCGAGATGATTCCGGACCAGAGTCTCTACATGCAGCAGATTTCGCTCTACCGCAACACGCTGGCCTTCGGGGGCACGCGCAGCCCTTCGGATATCTGGGCTTCGATGACCTATCGCATGCCGGAGACCATGGCCTTCTATCGCGAGCTGGAAGACAAAGACGAAGACGTTGCCAACGCGCTCGACGATTTGAAGCTGAGTGTGATGAGCCGCAATATCACGGTGCAGCCGGCCAACGACAGCGACTCGGCCGCCGTGGATACCAAGGAGTTTGTCGAGGCGGAGCTGAAGAAGGTCAAGTTCGATGAAGTGCTCGATTGCGTGCTCGATGCCGTCTCCTATGGCTATAGCGTGCAGGAGCTGGTGTTCGACGTGAGTATGGGCCAGGCCTCGCTTTGCGAGGTGAACGACTGTCCGCAGGAGCTTTTCCTGTTTGGCAATCGCTACTATCCGCAGACCGGGCCGCTGCAGCTGCTCGACAATCCGTGGGCGGCCGAGGGCGCGCCGGTACCGGAACAGAAGTTTCTCACCTTTAGTTATCGCAAGCGCAGCCGCGACCGCATGGGACGGCCGCTGCTGAAGGGCGTCTTCTGGCCGAGCTGGTTCAAGCGCAATATGGAACGGCTGTGGCTGCAGTTCGCGGAGAAGGGGCCCGGCACTGTTGTGGTGAAGTACAACGACGCCGACAACGCGTCCGAGCGGCGCAAGGCTGTGGAGATAGCACAATCGATCCGTGACAACACGGCCGTGGCTGTGCCCAACAGCTTCCAGTACGACCAGGAGCTGCTCAAGGTGGCCAGGGCGCAGAACCCCGACGTCTACGAACATTTCTTCCAGGCAATGCAGTACTCGATTATTCGCCGCGTGCTGGGTGAGACGCTGACCAGCTTCGGCAATGAAGGCGGCAAGGGCTCGAATGCAATGGGTGACACGCATTCCGAGACCAAAGACCAGCGCTCGATCTTTGTGGCCAAGGCTGTGATGTCCGTAGTGAACGATCAGCTGGTAAAGCCGCTGGTGCTCTGGAACTTTGGCCCGGATGCGCTGGTGCCTCACTGGGACATTGAAGTGAAGCAGGGCGACGATCTGCAGGCCGCGTTGACGGTGGTCAGCGGAGTGCAGCGCCTGGGCAAGAAAATCACCGCCGGCTATGTGAGCGAGCGCTTTGAGATTCCGCTGACGGCCGGCGAAAACGGCGAGGAGCCGACAGACATCCTGGTGCCGAACGTGAGCGCGCCAAGCGTGGCGCTCCGCGATACCACAACCACCAACTTCACCGAAGCGGAAAAGGAAGCCGAGCAGGAGCTTGCCGAGTTCGACAAGCTCTTCAACGGCCTCAAGCGCGAAGTGGCGACGGATTACGCCAAGCGAGCCAAGGAGATCGTCGCCGGCGTCGTGCCGGTCGGGGGCTCGGGAGAGTAGCGTTGCGCTTCCATATCATTCCCGGCCACGATGACGCGATCCAGGAGCGCGTGGCGCACCAGCTCGCCCGCCACCTGGCTGCGAGCAACCTGCTGGGGCGCGTGCAGATTGTGAAGCACGCGCATCGCAAGAGCGGCCGCGTCATTCCCATCTCCGCCAGTTCGCGCTTTCGCCGGTTCGACGAAGGCGACGATGCCGACAATCTCTATGGCAGCTTCTCCACCGATCTACCCAACGACGACGCGGCGCAATACATCGCAGACCTGACGCCGGTAACCAAGGAAATCTTCAACGGGCTCACCGCGCAGTATCGCTCCGACGCTTTCACGCTGGCGGCGACGGGCGACATTCGGCTCATCACTAAGATTCGCGATGCCCTGGCCGACGTGGCGCAGAAGGGCGGCACCGCGCAGGACTTTGAAGCGGCCGTCCGCCAGATCACCGACGACGCCGGCGTAGCGGAGCTGAATGCCTTCACGCTCGACACCGCGTTCAACACAGCGATGCAGCGCGCTTATAGCCTGGGCCGTTACGAGCAGATGAGCGACGCGGCAACAGTGAGTGTGTTGCCGGTGTGGCAGTACTGGACCGTGGGCGACGATCGCGTGCGGCTGGAGCATGCGGTGCTCGATGGCTTTGCCGCGCATGCCGACGATCCGGTGTGGCGCAAGATCTATCCGCCGAACGGATTCAACTGCCGCTGCAGCGTGATTCCGATTTTGGCCAGCGAAGCGCCAAAAGATGCAAGCGAGCCAGGCTATGGAAGGCTGCCGTTGCTGGCGCGGCTCAAGGTTCCACAGCCGGGATTCGGCAAGGTGTTCGCAGAGGCCGCGTAGCGCGATTGGCGCGGGAACTCGCCGATAAGCGCCAGTTCGTTAGCTTGTAACGGCGCATTTAGATAGAAGGAAGAAGATGGCTTCAATGGCAGCGAAGATCAAGACGGTGGACGGCTCGCCCCTGACTGCGGATAAATTCGCGTATGTGGGCGATCCACAGGACCCGGACAGCTGGCATCTTCCGCTGGATACGAAGCAGCATGTGAATTCCGCGCTGGACATGTTCGCGCATACCGATCTTCCATCGAGCGCCAAAGGCCCAACGGCCCGCGTGATTGCGACAAAAGCGAAGGAGGCTGGCCTTGACACGAGCGACTTCTGCAAAAACCACTTAAGCCAGGCCCACTCCGAAGCGCCCAGGCCGTGGATTGAAATCTTCCGGGCTGGGGATTATTCGAAAGCCGGCAAGGGCGTAATCACGCCCGAAGATCTCAGCCGCGTGGTGCGCAACTACGATCCGACGTATCACGAAGCGCCCGCAACTATCGGGCATCCGGCCGACGATAAGCCGGCGTATGCGTGGATCGATCAACTGATGGTGGACGGGAACACGCTGATGGCGCGCGAGCGCCAGGCCGATCCCAAGTTTACCGAGGCTCGCGCGGCGGGCAAGTTTAAGAAGCGTTCCGCGGCGTTCTATTGCGACGCCGACGGAAAAGTCACCGGCTTGCGGCATGTGGCGTGGCTGGGCGCGCAGCCGCCGGAAGTGAAGGGTTTGCAAGACGTCGCATTTGACGATCACGGATCGAAGTTCATCACGGTGGACTTTGGGGAGGATGGAACAGTGGCTGCTGGAGAAAAGACTTTTGCCGAGCAATTCAAAGAGGCCTTCTTATCAATGCTGGGCGTGGGCGCGAGCCTGTCTGCGCCAAAGATTTTCAGCGAAGACGATGTCAAGCGCATCGCAGCCGAGGCCTCGGCCCCGCTGGTGGCGAAGATTACTGCGCTTGAAACGGACCTGAAGAGCTCCACCGCGAAGTTTGCCGAGCGCGAAACCGCGCTGGCCGGTGGCGAAGTAAAGCAGCGCGCCACCCAAGCTATCACGCACTTGAAGTCGAAGGGCGCGTGGGTCCCCGCATTCGACAAGATGGGGCTGAGCCTGGTCTTTGACGAGCTGGCGAAAACCACAACGACCGTCGAGTTTGGCGAGGGCGCGGAGAAGAAGCAGGTGACGCCGCTGCAAGAGCTGGTGACGTTCCTTGAAGGCCTGCCGAAGATTGTTCCCGGCGGTAAGCTGGTGGGCGACGTTCAGCCTGGCGGCCGTAGCAGCAAGGGCGCAACCGGCGACCCGCTGACCGACGCGGCCAGGGCGCTCCAGAAGGAAAAGAGCATCAGCTTTGCCGAGGCGCTTCGGCAAGTCTCCGATGAGCATCCCGAGTGGCAGGGCACCGGCGCCGCCACGGGCGGCGCGGTCTAACGAATTCCGCGAGTCGGGTCAGGCCAGCGTGCGGCGGGGAAAGTGGAATATGCCAGGGAAGCCCCGATTCTCCCTGGCTCCGATCTCGGTAACAAGCCCCAGGAGGGCATGACATGGCGAACATTTACATCGAGAAGAAGGGCCGTCAGGGTGTTCAGGCTTTCGAGTCTCTGCTGCCTGCGGCAGTAACCGGCTATTCGCGCGGCCTGGCTGTGACCTACGGCGCCGATGAATACCACGCAGTCCTGATAATGGCGCTCGCTGCGTCTGCAGTCGGCATCCTGGAAGAGGACGCAATTAACGTCAACAATCCATGCAGGGTGATCGAATTTGGTGAATGCGTCGCTCAGATCGGCGCCAGCGTTACCGCGCTGCAGTTGCTGACCACCAACGCCAGCGGCCAGCTGGTGCCCGCGCAACCTGGCCAGCCGGTGATTGCCGTCGCCCTTGAACCGCAGACCTATGTTTCGCCTGGCTCGTTTGCCACTGTGTTTGTGCTCGGCATGGTCGGGATGGCGCTCACTTTGGAAGGCGACCCAGTGACCTACTACGCGGCAGCCGGCGCGATTCCCGCCGCCAGTGGCACGGCCGCAATCAATGGCGCTGGCGCTCTGGCAATGACGCTGGTGCAGCCCACCGCGGCACAGGACGGCACGAAGCTTACTCTCACCGCGAGCACCGCTCATGCGCATACGGTGACCACGGCTGCCAACGGTATCAATAGCGCCAAGCATGTGATCACTTTTGCGGCAGTCGGTGACACTGTGGTGCTGGAGGCCGTAAATCTGCTCTGGGTTACGGCGAGCATCAGCGGCCCCACCCCGGCAATCCTTTCTTAAGCGCGGGCTTGGGTCTCGATAGTTTGTTGACTTGAATAAAGCATCTCCGCCGCTGGCGGAGATCAGGAGGAAGAAGCGATGGGCGGTTATGTAGGCTTGATGCCGGCGGGCGCGTTAAATACAGCGCTCTCCAATTTTGCGAAGGAATTCGCGGACGACGATGTGCCG